TTAGGATACCAGGCGCCGGACCTTCGCCAGTTGCTCCTTCAGGTCCCGGTTTTCCTGAAGCACTTCGCTGATCTCGGATTTTTGATCCGGATCGACGATGCCGGTTAAAATATCCATCGGCGCTACATCCAGTGCGCGGCAAATATCAAGAAGGGTGCTGACCGCAATTCGGTTGGTGCCCTTTTCGTATTTCTGGACTTGTTGAAAGGTGACGTGGATGTAGTTGCCTAAATCTGCCTGGCTCATGCCGCGGGCCTTTCGCGTGTCCCGCACGGCCGCGCCGATTTGCTGGTCGATGGTGCGACCGCTTCGCTTGGGACGTTCGTTTATATCGATGTCTAACATTTCACTTCTCCTCGTTTGACTGGCGCAACGCGCCGACAGGTTGAAATCTCTCAGGGTAAAAAATTTTCTCTACCGCCTGGACACAGCTTGAGGCGGCAAGACCGCCGTGTTCTCGCCGTTCCAATGCGGCGGCGTATTCGTCGATCGCTTTCTTGCAGGCCTCACGATCGAAGGCAGCTGCCTCCCGAGCGGTCAGGATGGCTTGCTCAAAGGCGTTCTGCAGCCGATCCCGCCTCTCGCTGTCGCAACCGAACCAGTCGCTAAAGGCATCTGCTTCTTCATAAGCCTTCTCTTGAACGTCCAGAGGAACGGGCTTGATCGGGCGGGAATTCCACAACTCGACGGTCTGAGCGGATCCGCAACAATCATCGCACGCCGGCCCGTAGGAACCGTCGTTCCCTGCCCAGCCACATGGATCTATGTTGGACGATCCGCAAAAGGGGCATGGCAAGAGCGACGGCCCCGGCAGGCGCGGGCTATCGAACGCAGCAATGCAAATTTCCTGATCGTGGAATTCCTCCTCGTCAATTTGCCCGCACCGGATGCAGCGGAGCGTGCCATCCGTGATTTCTTCGGGAAAGGGGATGAATTTGCGGTACAGTTTGCCGTTAATTCTCACTGTCTCTGTGCTGGCCATAGAGGCTCCTTTCAAATAGCGAGGTCAGAACTTCCGCCACCCTCGTACCAGGTGACGAGGTTGCCGATCGCGGTTGTCGCCATTTCCGGATGGAGGGCGAGATAGTGTTTCAGGATCATGTGCGCCCCCTGCAGGGAGTGCCCGGACACCGCGCAGATCTGCGGCAGGGTGTTGCCGGCCAGAGCCATCCATGTAACGCCAGTGGCGCGAAGATCCTTTTCCATGACGGTCTTTATCGTCGGGATTTTCTTTGCCGCTTCCGCACGAATGTCGCTGAACAGATTGCGGTAGGTGTAATCGTTCCAAGGCGCCCATGTGTTTTCATTGAGATGTGCATAAGGGCTGATGACACCTTTCGCGTTCCGACGCTCGAGGGCGGCGTCGAGCCTCGCCTGATACGGCGTTGCCACCGGCGGATTGACGATCGCGCTCGTCTTGTTCTGGCGGAGAACGAACCGCCCGTTGCGAAAGGCCGACTGCTTTAAGTGAAGCCGGTCGTACTGGCGCTGGCTGGTCCACACGCCGCAGAACAGCATGTCCGCGATATCAATGCGTCGAAACTTCTCCCCTTCGGCCGTCGCGACCAGGCAATCAAACTCTTCCTTGGTGAGGAACCGTGCCCGTGGATCGGGCTGCTGCATGTCCAGGTCTCTGGCCGGATTGATGCTCAACCCCTTCAGGCGGCCAGAGCGCATGCCCCATTTGATCGCCATGCCGAGCACCACCAGCGCGCCGCGCGCCGTCGCCAGGCCGCGCGAGGTCCAGAGATCTTCGTACAGGCCGTAACAAATGGTCTGATCGAGCGCCAACACTTCAGCCGCCCACAGATCCGGGTCGTGGTTCTCGATGACGCGGGTTTTCTGCTTGTAGTCCTTGATGGTAGCCGGCGCCTTGCAGAGGACACGAGGGCTTTTCAACCATTCGTCCATCAGCTTCGAAACCGGATAGACCGCCGGGACCTTCTTCCGCGCCATCATCGGAACAGCAGGAAAGGCCGCAGGCGCGTTTTCCACCTTCGCCGCGGTCAATGCCCGCACGAACTCATTGGACCAGTCCAGCGCCTCGCCCTGCGTGAACCAGCGGCCATTCGGATGTTTAAGATCCTGTGGCTTGTGCCCCTTCTCCCGAAGGCCCGGGCCTGGCTTGAACCGTGGGCGGCCGTCGCGCCATTCGATGTGTTTGATTTTGACTTTCATATCGCAACTCCAAAAAGACCCGGCGGCCACTCAGAACAAAGACCGCCGGGCAGGATCCGGCATTCGCAACGGAGGGGGACTGGCCGTGCAAATGGCCGGTGCAGAGCGACGCCGGAGGTCTTGGCGTCGCGCAGGGGATCATGCGCCCTTCAGGCGCGCAGATGCTTCAGCGATGAATATTGAACGGGTGACAGCCATGTCCTGGCGCAGCCGCATGAACCGATCGAGCGCGGCAGGATCCGCCGGCAGTGCATCGAGGAGACGCAAAGTGGCGTCGTCTTGCTGGAAGCCGGCGTCGCTGATCTGCTGAAGCAGACTGGCGGCCGTGACAGGGCCTTCGACAAGGTGAACCGTGGCGTTCATACGCCACCTACTTTCTCTCGAATACCGGTTGCCAGGTCATAGCCATCACTTGAAAGTTCGTAGGCATGGGCACTGCCCTGGGCTCGCTGGACGAGCCCAAGAGACATAATCTTCTGTCTCGTTCTATCGTCGTGTGGACGAAAGGACTTTGCAAACCATCCTTGAGGCGTTTTGCGGAGGTTGCACCCTATCATGTCTTGCAGAAGCCGTTGCTGCGCCGGCGAGAGGTCTTTCATTCGGATCATGCGTCACCCCGCAGTCTCTGCAACGCGAGGCCGCCGCCAGTGGTGAGCGAAATGTTAGGCACGCGGCCGCGCACGAGCTGCTTTTCCTCGAGGCGCTTGATGGTGGCCAGATTGAAGCGCTTGTTGCCAACTTGCAGGCGGCCATCGACGATGCGCTGCTGGCGGAAAAAGTCAATCGAGGCCAGCGCGTCTTTTTCTGCGCGCTCGAGGTTCTTGCGTGGATCAAGCACGGCTGGGTTTTCGGCGAGAGGGGTCATGGTCATGCCGGTTCCTCCAGGTGTTCGATACGCTCCACCGGGTAATTCAGCATGACGGTGTGGCCCGTCTCGACGGAGCGTTGTAGGTCATTGGTGGTGGCGAGCCTATCGCCAACGCCGTGAGGTTCGTTGAGGTTGACGAAATGCGTTCCATCGGCCCAGATCGATGCTTGAAAGGGACCGGCGTCAACGACCTCGCCGATTGCGCGGCCGTCGTCCTTGACGTCCCACCATAGAAAATCCTGACCGCAGTCTGCAAAGTGAAAGCGGATAATCATGTCGGCGCTCCGAAAAATCTCGGGGAGCGCCGGATGCGCTCTACGTGCTCGAGGTATTCCGTCTGCAGCGTGTGCTCGTAGAGCTCGAGCACCTTCGCATGACCCGGCGTCCTCAAAAACTGCGCGGCCAGGCAAGCGTGCGTCTGAACCTGGAAGCGCATCAGGGAGGAAAGCAGCACCACCGGATCCGTGCCACGCCGCATTTCCTCGTTAAAAAACTCGGCCATATTGTTGGCGAATGAACTTACCGCCATCCGTGCAAGGCAAGATGTTTGAGGATCGGAGTGGAGGAGGCCTTCCTCATGACTGCAGCCTTCGGGGTGCGCGAAGATTTCCGTCATGCTCCCCTCCCCGCATAGCGTGCCGCCAGGTCGCGGTTCTGGTTCGCGACCAGGCGCAGGTGAGCGCTGCCCCCGCTAGTAGGCGGTACCGGATGCTCCGGCTCGAGATCGACCGGCGAAATGCCGCCCATATCCAGCCAGGCTTCCATGGCACGGCGCGGCCACTGCCAGCCCACCGAGCATTTCCGCGGCATACCATGATCATTGTGCAGGCGCAGCCAGTTGCGGCGTACCCAATCTTCAGAGCGCTGCAGCGCTTCTGCCATTTCCGGCAGCATCACCAGTCTTTCCGATAAACTCATGTGTTGCGTCTCCGATGCAAATCAACCTGCATCCAGAGTTGTGCCTTAAATCAACACTTGTCAATGAGTAATCCATGACGCGATGAATAATGGTGCAGAAAGTTGTGACTTCGCGCACCCCTCGTTGTGCGAAAAGTTGTGAATTCATCCTTGGGAAGCAACGAAAAGGCTAAGCGGCGCGGCGCTCACGCAGGCTGGACACCACAACGCCACGCACAACTACGCTCTTGTCTATCAGCGTAGGCGTGAGCCGAGAGGCATCCATGGTGGCAGTGATCAAAAAGGGGTGCTCAAAAATTCGAAAAACTGTTTCGGGCTGGCCATTTCGATCGAATATTTCAGCGCAAACGATGTCACCGTTTTGCGGGACAGCGTTCAAATCGACGATCAGGACGTCGCCAGGGATATATCCAGCAGTTTCCAGGCACCGCGACTGCAATACCCACGGATCAACACCATTCCTGCCGTGCTTAAGGGCCGATATAGCCTCTTTAAGACCGGCGTCAGCGCCGAGCTCGTAGGGCTTCCCATCACCTTCAGCATAACCAACTGACGCGCGTGGCAATGCGTCTGCCGTTGTTTCAAAAGCGGGTACGCCTGAAGCCTTCTCGATCTTCTCGATCGAGTAGCTGTTCAGCATCCGGCTCTGGGTAGGGTCATTCAGAAAGCGACTGATAGTCGACGGATCAATTTCCGCCTCAACCGCAAGCCGACGTGCGCTCCATCTCCTGTGAGAGAGAATGAAGTTGACCCAGTCCAGGTGTTTTTTGCGCACGTTTTCCACAACGCGAAACATAAGGTGGAAAGCCCCTCAGCGCATTTTGCACTTTGTCCCTTGACTTCAATAAGCAAATCACAACTTGTCATCATTAATCAATGGAGAAATCAAAAAATGGCGCTGACCTGGCAGACTGTGGACAAGTGGCGTGAAGAGAGGAACCTCTCGAAGGCCGAATTCTCTCGCAGAGTTGGGATCCCAGAGAACACGATCTATCGCGGTGTACGGCATAACTCCAAACTTCAACCGACCACGATCTTCGTCCTGCGCAGCGTCTTTCCGGAAAAAATTGCCGAACTGGAAGGGAAAACACAATGAGCGCACCAACCCAGGAAGATGTGAAAACAATGCGGGCGATCGCCGGCGGGCTCGACGAGATCCTCAACGGCAAGCAGAGGCCCAAGCCCAACGGTTTTGTGCTCCTGATCTTTTCGAACGACGCCGATCTCGGTGCGCGCACGAACTATGTGAGCAACTGCGCCCGCCCCGAAATGATCGTCGCCCTGAAGGAAGTGCTGGCTCGCTTCGAAGGCCAGCCTGAAATCTCCGGGAGGGCGTGATGGCTGGTATCTCTCAAATGACTACTTTGCGCCTGCAGATGGAACGGCGCGCCCGTGATCAGCGGCAGCGCGATATCATGGAGTGGATCCGCGAAACCTTCGGATGTCTCCCTGGTCTTGATGTTGAGAGCACCCGGGAGCGCGCCATGCGGTTCCTCGAGGAAGCGCTTGAGCTTTGCCAGGCGGCGGGGCTGACCCAGGGCGATGTCTATAGCATGGCCCGTTACACCTATGGACGGCCCGCCGGCATACTTGCCCAGGAAGCCGGCGGCGTCACTGTTACCCTTTATGCTCTTTGCGAGGTGTTCGGCGTATCGGCCGCGCAGGCCGAGTTCGACGAGATCGGCCGGGTGATGGATATTTCACCGGACAAATTCCAGGCGCGGCATGTTGCCAAAATGGAGAAGGGCATATGAAGAGCCTTCTCTCCCGCATCGCAGACGTCCTCCTGGGTGGCCCTTCGCGTCAGCCGCAAAAGCCCCTGCCCGAGATCCTGTTTTATCCGGTCATCTTCGCCAACGGCCGCGACGATGACAGCGAGGGCTTGAAGGCCTTCTTCGAAAACCGGCCATATATTTTCGGTGGCGATATTTATGGACCGACTGCGGGGCCACGCCGCCTCGTGAACCTTCACCTGACGCTCTCCAAAAACTCGATCGTCTTCATCAAGGACGGAAGGGTTCATTTCATCTACGGCTGCCCCTCAGGCGACGCCCTTACCGTCAGCATAAGCCATGGCTTTGACCGGCACATTCATAGTAGCCGCATCACGCTCGGGGCAAAGGTCGAGCTATGAAGCGAAGCCAGCCCCGCCCCGCATTTCTTGATCAGGATCAGGCAGAGGCCTGCCTTGAGCTTTGGTCATCGAAGAAATTCGATACCAACGATATCGCCCGGATCCTTCGTGTTCCGGAGCATGCCGTCAGCCGTCTGATCCAGGCGGCGCGGGATCTGGCGAGGGCACAAGCATGAGCCAGTACACCGCCTTTGCTTCCAACTGCGAAATCTCGCGGGATCCCGACGAAAACACCCGGCGGCATCAAGCCATGATCGACGAGGTCAACGAGCTCGTCGGCGCCGACGGCTGGCGAGGCGTGAAAGTGGTTCAGCTTTTCACCTTCGCCGGCCACACGGTCTTGCAGGTCGAGCCCGGCCGATCGCCGCTCACGCTCGATTACCTCCGGAAAATGAAAGCGGCAGCGAACACAAATTCGCCGGAGCAATCCGCCCCGGCCAACAACGGAGACTGATCTCATGCAAGGCGTGAACATGCAGATCGGCGAAACGCCGAGGCTCGAATGGATCGAGCTTTCCAGCATCTATGTCGATGCGACCTATCAGCGGCCGGTGAAGACAAAACGGATCCTGCAGATCCTGCGGGATTTCACCTGGGCGCAGTTCGGTGCGCTTATGCTCGTCGAGCAGGAAGACGGCCGCTTCAGTGTTTATGACGGCCAGCACCGATATGAGGCCGCCAAACAGCACCCGCTCATTGAGAAGGTGCCGGCGTCGATCGTGAAACTCGACGAGGCTTATCTCGAGGCGCAAAGCTTCCTGGGCGTCAACATCAACCGATCGGCGATATCGACCGTCGAAAAATACTGGGCGGGCATCGAGGCCGGCGACGAAAACATGATGCGTATCTGCGCGGTCCTCGAGGAGGCCGGGTGCGACGTCGTTCCCGCCGGCACCAAATCGAAAGCCCCTCACCTCACCGCTTCCGTCAGCGCGATCGAGCGCGCCATCCGGGCCTACGGCGACCAGGCCGTGACGCTGGCATGCAAGGCGATCGTCGAAGCTTGGCCGAAGGACACCAGCGCATTGAGCGGCACGGTCATCCAGGCGACGGCCCGGCTGTTCCGGAACAACAGCAAGATCATCAGCTACGACCGCATGGTGCTGAAGCTGAAGGGAAAGAACCGGGCAATCCTTTCGGCCGACGCCGAGGCGATACGCCGGATCTCCGGCTCAGACGCCTCTCTGTCCGTCGCGAAAGCGCTTGTCGAAATCTACAACAAGGGCCTGCAGGTCAACGAGATCAGCATCGGAGCAAAGAAATGAGCCAGCTTTCACAGAAAAAGATCAAGGCTCTGCGTGAACGCGTACCCGACAAAGAAAACGACACTCGCAAGGCGTACCTTCAGCTGCGATGGGAAGCCGCGCCGGACGACGGCAGATTTCCGGGCAAGAATTGGTTCTGCCACTACGAGCTTGTCATTCCTCTTCAGCGCTGGGACGTGCGGCGTGAAGATGAAGACGGCGTTCCGCATGTCGACGAGCTCGTGATCCCGATCAAGCCCCCGACAGTTCGCGGCAGCGATCGGGAGCCGTGTCGTATTCCGGACGGCGCATACTACTTCGATCTGCCCTACCGCGACGGAGCACATGCCTACTGGGACGCCAAGCTTTTGGGTGACCCGGAAGTCATTTGCATCGCAGTCGATGGCACCATCATTCGCCAGTCGGACGATGAGGCCGTGTCATGAGCGAGTTCGACACCGATCCCATTCGTCGCGCTGTCCTGACTAGTGAGCGCCCCTTCCACTCCGCTTGCTCTGTAATCGGCGGCATGGTGGGCACGATCGAAGTTCTGCATGGCACGCCTGTTGCAGCTGCCTTCCTTCGCCGTCTGTTGGAGGAAATGGAGCCGCCGGCGCCAGACCACACTATTACCGATCTCTGAAGAACCTCCGCGCCGGATCTGTCCGTTGTGCCGGCGCGGCCGACTGCCACATAAAATTATGAGACCCGTGAATGCAACGGACACCTTACCGGCCAGATCAAAAGGCCGCGCTGACCCGTATCGAGGAGAGGCGCGCCGCACTCGGCATTTCCTTCCAGGAGCTCGCGCTCGCGGCGGACATTTCGCTGGCGACCTATCGCCGACTGCGAAACAGCGGCCGTGCGTCCGACGCGCAGGTGAAGGCATTGCGGTTTGCGATCCGGACGATCGAGCGCCGGCGCCGAGACACGGCCGACATGTTCGGGGCGATGGCATGAAGGAGCTTAAGGCCGCCCGCATCGCCCTGAAGGCAATCCGCCTGGTCCTGTTTCAGGCCACGATCCGCCCCGCCGATCGTCGATCGGTGGAGATCTATCTGCTGGTGACAACCTGCGGCGTCAACCAGGCCATCGCGGCCGAGGTGTGCGGCTGCACCAAGCAGAACGTCAGCAAACTTTTGAAATCGGTCGAGGACCGGCGCGACCAGCGGGATTTTGACCGCGCGCTTTCCCTCCTCGAGGCCGTGGTGTTGGGAGAATAACATGGAGACCCTAAGCGCAAATGCCGTGGCGCTCGCGACCGGAATGTTTTGGCTCGGAGAAAAGAGTACCGTCCGCAGTCATCCGCCGCACAGGTTTTTCGAGACCAACAAGGCTGCTTTCGACGAACTGTTAGCTGCTGGCCTTATTACCTCCGAGAGCTACAACGATCACGGCGTCGTGGAATATAGAGGGACAGCGGAATGTCATGAGCTCTGGCGCCAACGCGGCTTCAGCCTCGGGGAAGGCTGACAATGAGCCGGTTTTCCGTCGCCAAGGGCTATGCCGTCGATCACCTCGAAATGCTCATCTCGGAGCTTCTCGACGGTAAAGAAAAATTCCGGCGCAAGAGCCTCTGGAATGTCCGCAACAAAAATCGCCCAGGATCCAAGGAAGACCAGATGGTTGTCTGGCTCACCGGGCCGCGCCGCGGTGCCTGGAAAGATTTTGCCGGGACCGATCAGGGCGATGCTATCGACCTCGTTGCCTTCGCGCTGAAGGGTGCGGTTACGGCAGAGACCCGGATCGACGCCGTCGAGTGGATCGAGGACCGGTTCAACATCCGGCAGATGACGCCCGAGCGGAAGAAGCAATATGACGTCGAGCGCCAGATCCGCATATCCGCTGCAGAGGCAGAAGAGAAAAGGCGCCGGGAAAAATCCATCGCCCGGGCCCGCAAGTTTTTCTTCAGCTGCAGGCCGATCGAGAACAGCCTGGCTGATACCTATCTGGCCTCCCGTGCGGTTCGCCTGGCGGAGGTTGCCGAACTGGGGAGGTCGCTGCGTTTTCATCCGGAATGCGAATACTGGATGCGCGATGATCGCCCTCATTTCCCTGCCATGGTCTCCGCCATGGTCGACGTTACCGGCCGCATCGGCGCCTGCCACTACACATTTTTGAAGCGCGACGGATCCGACAAGGTCGGCGAGGCCGAGGGGATCGAAAAGAAAAAAGCCAAGCTGATGTTCCCCGAGACATCCGGCCTCGTCGTTCGCCTCACCAACGGCGAGAGCGGGTTGTCCGCGGAGGAAGCGGCCGAGAATGGTGTCATCGGCATCTGCGCCCTGACGGAAGGCATCGAGGACGGCCTTTCCGTCGCTCTCACCAATCCCGAATTGCGCGTCTGGGCTGCCGGCAGCCTGCCGGGCCTTCGCAGCGTGCCGGATCACGCTTCCGTCTGCGCATGGGTGGTTTTCAAGGACAACGACTGGGGCAAGCCGCAGGCGCAGGAACAGTTCGACCTGGCGATCGCCAGGCTGAAGAGCTTCAGGAAGCCAGTGGAGGTGATCTCTATGCCGGCCGAGTGGGGGAAAGACGTCAACGACGCAATCAGGAGCGGATGGAAATGAGTTACGAAGCATGGGGCGAACCGGACGACAGCCCTTTCGACGCCGCCATCGAGGCGGGGTGGATCAATCCGGATGATACCTCGAAAGCCATCATCGATGTGATGAATGAGTGCGATCGCCAGTGGAACGAGAGAGGTTACACGGCCGCGCATGATGACGAGGTCAACAAGCAGGGAGAGCTCGCATGGGCCGCCGCTTGCTACGCCGTCGCCGGCGGCGCTGAGAACCCTGCAGCTTGCGTCATTGGCATGGACAACATTCCCCATGCCCTTTGGCCGTGGGCGCTGGAAAATTTCAATCCAAAGGATCGCCGCAAGGATCTTGTCCGCGCCGCTGCGCTCCTCGTCCGCGAAATCGAGCGGTTGGACCGCGCCGAAAAACGAGCTCAACAGCAAGGAGAGAGAGCATGACGGATATCATATCGATAGATCCGGTGGACTTCGCCGGCGCCATCGGCCACCTGGCAGCCAACGGCCTTTACGCCATCCTCGAGGGGCGCGATCTCGAGAACGAAAACTGGTTCGGGGGTGACGTCGCCCAGTCAGAGCATGACGTCTATATTTTGGCGGAGTACGTGTCCCGCACCGAAGCCAGCGGCGAGCGCTTGTGGCGGTTCGCCGCAATCGAGGCTCTCACCGAGGACGGCAACTATGGTGATATTCCCCTTTCCCGCCGTCTCGCCTTCAATCTTTTTGCATCCACCAGCCTGCAGGCCCTGCGGGAACTGAAGGCTGTGCAAGACGCGCTCGCGCAGATCCTTGCGGTAGCGGAATACAAGGAGCCGCCGGCGCTGAAGATCGAGGACAGCATTTTCGAGCCGCACGGCAGTCTGGGCGACCAGGAGGCCTATCAGGCGCAATGGCTGAAGGACCAGCAGGCCGCCGATCGGCGCGCGCTTGATGAGGCGCGGGCGAACGAGATTTTTGCGAACGGCGAGACGGCGCCCATCACTGCCGGAACACCAATCGACACCGGAACCGAAGATCAGACCAGGCCAGCGGCGCTCTCCGTTGGTCAACAGGAGGGTGCGACCAATGAAAAAGAAACTGCAGATGAGGGACAGGAAGCGGGCGGCGAGCCTCCGGCGGACGCGGGCGCACAGGGATCTGTGGCTGACATGGTTGATAACCTGCCGGAAGCCGTGGACGGTGACGGCGGCACGTCGCAGGCGGACGCTTCTGAAATGGCATCGTCGCCACAGCAGCAAACTGGCGAAACAGGCGGCAGCAGCGATGAGGGATTGAGCGATGACGAAGCCACAGCGGGCGCCGCAGCAGCCGATCCCGGGGACCGTGTATCGAGTAGCTCCGTGGGCGACGATCAGCCTCAACAAGGCCCCGAACAATCCACGGACACGGCGGTACCTGAAGATGCTAGCAGAGGGGATGGCAAAGCAACTGGGACAGCAGTTGAGCCGCCCGAAACTCCCGTGAAGTCCAAAAAGACCCGCAAGGGCAAATCACCGAACCGAAATTGAGCGCTCAATTGTCAACCGGAAGGCGGGTTTTGACCCGTTTTCCGGTCACTGGGAAAAATTTTTTTGATGGCTGAGGAAAACAACGACGGCAAGCGCCCAGTCCGCGGTTTGATCGGTAGCGCGGTCAGCAAGGTCAAGCACCAGCTGAAGACGAAGGACGCCACCTATCCTGAACGCGGAAAGCCGCTGGACAGCGTCATGCCGGGCAAATGGCTCGAGGATGGCCTGTTCGATGACACCGGGCATTTGCCCTGGAACTGCCCTGTCCGGCCGCTGGGCTATGACGGGGAGCATTATTATTTCGTCGATACCATGGGGCAGGTTTTCAACACCGGCGACAGCTCCATGGGTGTCGAGCGCCTTCAGAAGCTTTTCGCCGGACATGAGGCCTGGCTCGACTGGGCCTTCCCGGCCTATGACGCCAAGGGGCGCGTGTCCGGCTGGAAAAGCGAGATGGTGCGGCGTGCACTGTATGCCGCCTGCAGGGAGCGCGGCGCCTGGTCATCGGCCGACATGGTGCGCGGCCGCGGTGCCTGGCGCGATCGTGACGGAAACCTGATCCTGCATTGTGGCGATTGCCTCTGGATCAACGGCGAGATCTCCGACACTGGCGAGCATGGCGATCATCTGTATGTTCGCCGGCCGCGGGCGATGCTGCCCTGGTCCGAGCCGATCACGGCGGAAAACAATCCATCGGTCAAGATCGTCGAGATCCTGCGCACCTGGAACATGGACCGCAAGGAAGTCGATCCGATCATCGTGCTCGGCGCGATCGGCGTGGCGATGCTCGGCGGCGCACTTGACTGGCGCCCCTCGATGATGATCGTCGGCGACGCCGGCGTCGGCAAATCGGAACTCAACGGCAAAAACGGCGTGCTGAAGACCATTCTTGGCCGCATGATGGTGTCGACCACCAACGCCACCGAAGCGGGCCTCTATCAATTGGTGGGTCATGACAGCGTGCCGATCGCCATCGACGAGCTCGAAGGCGACGACGGGATTGACCAGGCGCAGAAGGTCATCAAGATGGCCCGCGATGCTGCGTCCGGATCCGTGCGTATCCGCGGCGGCCAGAACCACAAGGGCGTCGAGTTTCAGGCGCAGTCGACCTTCTTCTTTTCGGGAATCAATCCGCCGCCCCTCCCCCCGGCCTCGATGACCAGGCTGGCCATCATCCAGTTGCTGACGCTTGATCCGAGCAGCACCAAAGCCCCGGTCCTGCCGGAGGCTGATACAGTGGGCCCGCGGCTGTTGCGGCGGCTCGCGGACAGCTGGAAGGATTTGCAGTATCGTCTTGATGATTATGCCAATATTCTTCGCGAGCACGGACATGACAGCCGCGGCCAGAAGACGTTCGGCACGTTCCTTGCCGTCGCTCACACCATGCTTGGCGACGAGGGTTTGAAGGCCCTCAACCTGCCATATGAGGACCTCTCACCCTGGGGCAAGTGGCTCGCTGCAGATCTCGTGCCGGAGCTCGAGGGCCGCGCGCCTACATGGGAACAGGTCCTCATCGCCATCCAGACGTCGGTTATCGAGAACTATTCCGGCGGTGCTCGTCGCACCGTGGCGCAGGAGCTCGAGCGGATTAAGAGCGGTGAAAGCATAAGCGAAGTGCGCGATCGCCTTTCCCTGATAGATCTCGGGTTGATCGACGATCCAGCCAAGCCCAAAAGCTACTACCTTGCGATCCCGAACCAAAGCCGCGTGCTGGCGAAGGCGCTGGCGGGCACGCCCTTTTCCAACGGCCAACAGGGCTCCTGGAGCTTCGCATTCAAGCGCGGCGATCCGAGCGTCATCAAGCAGAAAATCGAACTGAAGCCCGGCCATTTCGATAATCGCGTCACCGTGGCGGGCCGCCAGGCGCGCTGCAGCTTCGTCTCCCTCTACGAATATACGAGGTAGTTGGCAAAATGACACCTGCAACCATGGGCGGCAGAGGTCCGCCCTTTTGCGTCGCTTTTCAGGAGGAAACCCGCACCCCCACCCTTCCGCATGCTGGAAACGGCGTGGTTGACGGTTTTTGCCCTCGTGTAGCGTATCAGTAGGCGTGTGTCGTCGCCGCAATCGCTGTCTAACTGTCTAATGAGTGTCTAGTGAATAAGGCACTGATTTAAATGAGAGAATAGCCCTCATTAGACACTTAGACAGCTAGACAGCAATCCTCTCATAATGTGCGCAAGGGTGCGTATGTATACGAGGAATCATGCTGTCTAGTTGTCTAACTGTCTAAATATATATCTAACCATATGTTTTATATGGATAATTCTATTAGACAGTCGTTAGACACTCTGTAGACAGCGAGCGGCGATGGGTTCGAATAATATATCCGACGATAATGCTCCTGAGGGACAGGATTGGCGTGCCGAGGCGGCCGACGCGCTGGCCTCTCACAACCCGAAAAAGGCCGCAAAGCGCGGCCGGGGCCGGCCGAAGGGCGCACGGAACCGCAAGACGGAGGATTTCGCGGCCTGGTACGAGGCGCAGGGGTACAAAGACCCGTTGCAGATGCAGGCGGAGTTCATGAGCGCTGATCCCGTGGGCATTCAGGCCTTTTTCTGCGAGCACGAGCGGACGCTGAAGGCGATCGGGAAGAAAACCGGCAAGGCCGTGCCATCGCTGGGCGAGATCGTCAAAGAGCAGCTGGCCTGCGCCCGTGACATCGCGCCCTACCTGCATGGCAGAGCACCGGTGCGCCTGGTGGTGGAAGACGAGCGGTTGCCGATCCTCGTCATCAACTCGGGCACGAACCAGCTTGACCAGGCGCGCTCGGTCGCGGCGCAAAAGGGCCTCTCTGTCGGGCGTCCGCTGCTGGATGTCACACCCAATAAAATCAATGACTTAGCTGGCGGCGCGGGCGAAAGTCCCACGCCTGAAAGTCCCACGGATGGAAAGCGCAAATGATTTCAAGTGCTTATTGGAATAATTCACTGATGGGATATCAGTTGCCTTCATCCGATTTCGAGGGGGACCGGCACCATTGGGCGGATCGACCTGGGCGCGGCCAGCGCGGCCGCATCCGGTATGCCCCCCCTGCATGGCTAGCGGCCGCCCCCGGCCGGCCGGGCTTCCCCCGAAGGGGGGGCACCCCCGCCCCCTGGGGGTACGCGCACGCGCACCGTCGCCATTTTTGGCGAAGGGCCTCAAGGCTGTTTCGGAGGGTGATTTTGCCCTCTTGGGCCGCGCCTAATCTCTTCCGCCCTAGGGTCGGGGGCCGGGCCACCGGATGCACCGCGCCTCTTCCTGCCTCTGCGGGGGTCGGGGGAAAATCTTATCCTCTGTCGGGGAAGGGAATTGATAAGCGGACGGCCTCAAGCCGACGAACCTCCGGTTCGCGACTTTCGACCGACTTGCTTGTGGGCCGGCGCGCATGCGCTATGCGCGCGCCGGCTGGTGCCGTCACCGTTGGAGCCAGCCAATGAGCCAGCATATTTCCAACATCATCACCCGTGACGACATCCGGACATACTCCGACGAGGAGATGCGCAAGAAGATTGCGGAGCTCGATTTCGTCGGCGACTTCGACCCCTTCAATTACACGCCGCCTGGCCCCGTCGGCGAAACCTTCCTGAACTCGACCTATCTCACCACCTTCATCATGGGGCCGCTGGGCGGCGGCAAAACCACCCTCTGCGCATTCCGGCGCATTCTCGCTGCCACCCTGGCGCCTGTGGCCTGGCACCCGGAAGACAAGAAGCCCACGCGCATGTGTCGCTGGATCGTGTTGCGTGACACCTTCCGCTCGGCCGAAAAAACGGTTCTGGAAAGCTGGAAACAGTGGTTTCCCAAGGGTTTCCCGGGCTCAAAATGGGCTGGTGGCAATGACCGGCCGGTCACGCACACCCTGCGTTTCATGGGAACAGACGGCGTTCGCATCGAAATCGTGACGGAATTTGCCGGTCTCGGCGAAAACTCGATCGAGACGCTGATGAAGGGCCGCGAATATTCAGGCGGCTGGCTTAACGAAGCGGACACCCACGCGGACGGCGCCCTCGATGACCTGGAGCAGCGCGTGGGCCGATATCCTTCTGCCAACATTCTACTGACCGTGGCCGAGCTCGAGAAGCTCAGCAGAGAACTGGGTCATCGCATCTATTCCGGCCAGCGTCAGCGCCAGGTAATCGGCGACCTCAACGCACCTACCGTGGACAACTGGGTCTATAAAAAGTTCGTCAAGGAAAAAACCGAAGACCGGCATCTCTGCATCCAGCCGTCCGGCCGATCGGAAAACGCGGAAAACCGCTTCAATCTTGACCTCGACTATTACGATCGCATCATCCGCAACCAGGACGAACACTTCGTCAAGCGCATGGTCGACAATGAGTTCGGATACTCCCGCCACGGCAAGCCGGTCTACGAGAAATTCAACCGCGCGATCCATGTAGCCCGGTCCCGCATCTATTTCGAGCCAAAGCTCGCCCTGGGCATCGGTATCGATATATCCATGAACACCCTCAATCCGGCCGCCGTGTTCGGCCAGGTACGCGGCGCACGTATTGCGGCAATCGACGAGCTTTATCTCGGTCACGGCGTCGGCGCCGCCCGCATGGGTGAAGCCCTCGACCGGAAGATCCGGGAAGATTACGCCGGCGCCACGAAAATCCGGATATGGTGCGACCCGGCCGCCGAGTACGGCGCCGACAGGGAGGCCGGTCAGCTGACCGCCATGGAAACCATCGCCATGATCCTTGGCCTGCCGATCCTCATTCCGGGTAGTGGCTCAAACGAGCTCGGAATGCGTCTGGACGCTGTCAAGACGGAATTGCGCGGTTATCATGAACCGAACAGTGAATTGCAGATATGCCCGGAAAAGTGCCCTCTCCTCCTCGAGGGCTTCGACGGAAAGTACCGATACAAGCGGCGCAAGGAAACGGCGTCGACCGAATTCGAGGAACAGCCCGAGAAAACGCACCCCTGGGCTGACCTTCAGGACGCGCTGCAGTATCTCATCATCGGCTTTCGCGGCCGTGCTGGTGTCATTCGTGGCGCCGCCGATCGGCGGCAAGGTGAGCGCTCGGCGCGTGCGCCCGGTTCTTCGAGCTCACCGTGGGGCCGGGGTGGGTTTGATCCTCACAAGGTAGGCACCCGATGACACATCGCATCGACACCCCCGCCACACTCTTCGACATGGCCGAGCTCTCCGGTGCAAACACCCTCGTCGGTTGGGCGGTCGCGCGCGAAATGTGGTCCGGCGGAGAGACATTCGCCATGCGATACGGTGACGAGCTCGTTGGACTTTTCGGCCTTTACCCCACGGAAACCGGCGCTGAAGCCTGGTTCAACATCAAGGAAAAAGCCGCCCCTCACATGCTTCGCCTCATCCGGGATATCCGGTTGACCTTAGCTTCCCGCTCTTACCCTGAGATCGTGGTGATCTGCACCACGGATGCTGGCCGTCGTATTGCGATCGCCAGTGGCTTTTATCTGTTCAAAAGCGACGGGGAAATCACATATGGGAAATTTGTTCGGCGGGGGCAGTAAGAAAGCTGCAAACCTGCAGAAACAGGAAGCGGCAGCACAGCAGCGGCGGACCCTTGCAGATCTCGCCAGGCAACAGGCTGAAGTCGATCAGGCCACGTCCGGCAAAACCGGCCGTAAAACCGGCAGCCGCATGCTCGCCTTCATGAACGAGAGCTTTCTGTCCGGTAGCGGAAACGACAAATTCGGGCAGCCCTGATGTTCGAAGTCGACAAGCTCAAGGCTCGCCGCAACGCGGCAAAGAAGGAACGCGATGCATTTCAGCCGTTGATGGATGAGGCGTACCAGTACGCCATTCCTTTCCGAAAATCGACGCGGCACACGGGCCAGGGCGAAAAACGAGTCGACCAGGTCTTCGATCATACAGCGATCGACAGCGCCTTCCGTTTCGCCGGCAAGGTCCAGCAGGACTTCTGGCCGGCCGGCCAGGAAAACTTTGAAATCGAGCCGGGCCCGCTTGTGATGAACGCCGGCGAGCGGGAACAGTTTTCGCAGCAGCTGGCGCCCGTGAGCAAGGTGGCCCAGGCATTCTTCGAGGACGGCGACTGGGACATGTCATTTCACGAAATGGCGCTCGACCTTTCTGCCGGGACCGGCGCCATTTTGATGAACCCCAGCGATGATCCGGAGCTCCTCTGGGAGCCGATCTCGGTTCCCATCGAAGAGATCCTGATTGAACAGGGCCCGAACAACAAAATTGCCGCCATTTTCTGGGACCGGAAAATGTCTGTGCGTGTCCTCGTCGATACCTGGCCGGAGGGGAAATTCAGCAAGGATCTGATGGAACTGTTCCGGGCAAAACCGGAAAGTGAAATCGAGGTCCACGTCGACACCGTCTACGATCGCAAAAAGCGCCGCTGGCATATGCTCGTGTGGTGCAACAAGCAGGACACCATCATTTTCTCCAGCCAGTCGCGAACCTGCCCCTGGCTCATTCCCCGCTATTTCCGCGTGCCTGGCGAGACCTATGGCCGTGGCCCGGTCATGCTGGCCATGCCATCGATCAAGACGGTGAATACGACCGCTCGCCTTCAGCTGCAGGCTGCCGCGATCGCCATGTTGGGGATTTATACCGCCGTCGATGACGGTGTATTTAATCCGGATCTTGCTTCACTGGCCCCAGGTGCGTTCTGGAAGGTGGCACGCAATGGCGGTAGCATGGGGCCGTCCGTCCAACGCTTCCCGGATCCTCGCATCGATCTCGGCAATCTCGTTCTCAACGACATGCGCATGGGCATCAAGGCCACGATGATGGATCAGTCGTTGCCGGCGGACGGCGCGGCCGTCCGATCGGCGACCGAGATCCTCGAACGCGTGAAGCGCCTGGCGTCCGATCACCTGGGGGCTTACGGCCGCCTCATCAAGGAAGTGACGATCCCCGCTGTCAAGCGCGTGCTCGAGCTCGCCTACAATCGCGGCCTGATCGCCAACGAAATCCCGATCGATCAGCTGATCACGAGGGTCCGCATCAAGTCGCCGCTGTCGATTGCACGCGAGGCGCAGCGGATCGAGAAGATCATCCAGTGGCTTCAGATGGTCCTCATGATCCTGCAGGAGCGTGCCGGCCGCGTAGCGCACCTCGAGGAAGCCCTTTCCGATATCGGCCGCCAGTTGGGCGTGCCGCCCGAATACATCGTCACCAATGAGCAGCGCCAGGCGATGGACAAGGCAGAACAGGAACAGGCACAGGCCGCCATGGCGCTGCAGGCGGTCGCCTCAACGGCTGGAGCGACGTGACATGCAGCCAAACTCACTACAAGACATCATTTCTTCGGCGGCGAAGGGAGGCTGGAACTGGTTCGAAAGCGCCGATCCCGAGGTGAAACGTGCATTGGAAGTCAAGCAGGCCAAGGATAGCGAAGATCAGAAGACAATCGCCCGCGCCTGGGCCCGCTTCGCGCGCAGCCCCGACGGCAAGCGCGCTCTCGAACTGCTGTTCGACACGACATTGAGGCGAACCGTTTTCTTCACCTCTCTTGGCCTCGACCCGATGTCGATGGCCGTTTTCGGCGCATTCCGCGAGGGACAGAACGCCCTCGCCCACGAGATTGCCCGGCAGATCGGTCTGGGCAATGCAGAGGCAGTCAAGCCTCGTGACACCTGAAAGGACGGCATGACATGTATGAAATCTATGCACGGCGCTGGCAGCGCCTTTTTAATTCCGAGGGCGGCGGCGGTGGTGGCGGTGGCGGCAACGAAAGCGGAGCATGGTCACCGCCGCAGGGCCTGCCATCCGAATTCGCCGGCGCGTCCGCCGATGAAACCCTTGGCAAGCTCCTGGGCGGATACACAGATCTCAACACCCGTTTCGGCGGCATGCGCGAAAAACTCTCGAAAATGCCGTCGGCGCCGGAAAAGCCGGACATGTATAGTTTCGAGCCGGGTGACAACCTCAAGCCGTTCTTCGGCGATCTCGCCAAGGATCCTGTGTTTGCGTCGGCACGGACGGCCGCGCACAAGCATGGCCTTAGCCAGGAGCAATTTGCAGGCTTCATTTCCGACGTCTATTCGCCGCTCGTCGAACAGGGCGTGCTGTCCGCACCTTTCGACCCTGCCGGCGAACTGAAGACATTTTCGAGCGCCACCGGCCTCGACGTCAAGGGAACGCAGGAAGCACTGGTCGCAAACGAAACCTTCGCCAAGGGACTTTCCTCCCAGCTGAAGGACGTGCCGGAAGCGCTCAAGAATGACGTCAATGGCATGCTGATGGCTTTGACTGATACGGCGGCCGGCAACGTATTGCTTCGTGCGCTTTCCGGCCGTTTGTCGGAAAATGGCATCCGGATCAGCGGCGACGGTGGCCAGCAGGGAGCCCTGACGGCCGACGACCTCAAGAAGCTTGATACAGATCCGCGTATCGACCCGCGCAATCGCGACCACAAGGATCCGAACCAGCGGTTCGATGAGAGCCTTCGTAAGCAGTATGACGAGGCGTATGCACGCCTCTACCCCACCCGGTAAAAGTTGACCGGACGCCCGCCCGCTTATCGTCAAGATCAGCACAGGGCGGACCTGCGACGCCTGCGGCCTCTCCGGCCCTGACCGGACCCGCAGGCCTTCGTGGCCTCTCCATCCCCGGTGTTTCCCCAACATCATCGGAGAGATCGTCATATGACGCAGAATGCACCCAACTGGAACACCACCCAGTACGCCAACCGGGCGATGCACATCTACCAGACGAAGGGCAACCGCCTGCGGCCCACAGTCACCCAGGCCATGCGCATCGAGAACAACGAAAAAGGCGTCTTCTGGCTTGCCGGCAAGTCCAAGGCCAAGAAGATCGAGCGTCGGGAACGCAACCAGCCTTCGAATGCCGAACGCAAGAAGGTCGAAGTTCCGCTCGCCACCTGGAAGGCCTTTGACGTCATCGAGGAATACGATGTCGACCGCATGAGCGTCGATGAGAAGGAAGTCGTCTACGAAAGCGGCGCCAATGCGCTCGGCCGTGCGACCGACATCGAAATCTACGCCCAGATGGCGACAGCAATTCCGGCCGCAACGCTGGACTTCTCCGCCGCCGCGTTCGATGCCGCCAACGCATTGACCCTCTGCGCAGCCCTGCAGAACGACAAGGTTCCGTGGGACGGAAACGTCTATTGCGGCCTTCCGGCCCTGCAGTGGAACCAGCTGCTTGCCAACAAGGTCGTCAACTCCGCCGATCATGTCGGGCCGGATCTTCCCTTCGTGAAGGCAACCGACACCCGCTTCTGGAACGGTGTCAACTGGTTCCTCTTCGTCGAAGAAGATGCAGCAGATCTTTATCCGGTTCCCGGCGCTAACAAGCAGGATCTGTTCATCTGGCATAAGTCGGCGATGGGCTGGGCGAACAACACCGATCTCAGCGTCATCACCGACTGGGACAACTACGAGAACTGGTGGACCGTCAACATGACCTGCAAGGGCGCAGCCTCCCCCATGCAGGAAGGTAAGGGCATCAAGCGCTTCACCACCTCCAGCAACTCCGCGATCACGATCGTCTGATGCTGACGGCGGCGTTCGCGCCGCCTTCATCCCCGTTCATTTCCAGCAAAGGAAAAACCCATGGCTTTCGATAAGAAAGGTTTTCGGACGACCGATTTCATGTTCAATCCGTCCGGCGCCGCCGGCGCCAATCTCGGCGTCCACAAGTATGTCACCAATGACGACCGTGCGGCAGTCGAAACGGCGGGATACTTCAATTCGCTCGCCAAGCTCCTGAAGGTCGGCGACCACATCGACATGACGCTCGATCTCGACGGTGCTGTCGCCCGGCGAAACTACATCGTCACCGCCAATACGGGCACCGTCGTTACCATCGCCGCCCAGAACATCGCAGCCTGATGTTTTGATGCAGCCCTGCCCTCGTCGGTTCACGCCCCGGCGAGGGTTTGGCATTTGAGGATTTGCCCATGGCCCTGCTGACCCCTCTTGATATCATCAACACCTCATGCGCCCGGATCGGGGAAGATCCCGTTCAGAGCCTTACGGAGGATCTGGGCGGCGGCCAGAGCGCATCGCTGATCTATGAAGAAACCGTGGATTTCAACCTGGGCCTTCAGCCGTCGGGTTTTGCATTTGCGCGCGAGGTTCGCCAGCTCTCCCGCTTGACAGACGCCACGCCACTTACGGGTTTCAGGAACGTCTTCGAGATCCCGCAACCATACACCGGGCTGCCCGTTTTCTTCTCCGATGACCTCACGGATCCCGATCGTCGGTTCGATCAATTTATTCTCACCAACGGCCAGGTCCACTCCGATGCTGACCCTCTCTTCGCCATGGTCAAGTTTCGTCCGGATCCGCACCGCTGGACCGGCACCTTCAAGACAGCCACGATCACAGCGCTTGCGGGAAAGCTCGCTTTCGCGATCGCCTCCAACCGCAACGCCATGTCGGATTTTTTGACAGAAGCCTATGGCACGCCGTCCGAGGGCTTTCGCGGCGGACAGATGCGCGCCGCCCTGTCAGAAGATGGCTTTGCCAATCCGCCGCGGCGGATCCAGACCCAGTATAATCCCCTCGAGATGGCCTGGAGGTCCTGATGGTTTCCAGCCCCGGACGCATGCAATCGGCATTCACCGCCGGCGAACTCGCGGATATCCTCGAGGAGCGCACCACCCTCAAATATTTCTCGACCGGCCTCAAGCACGCCGAGAATATCGTCGTCGCACCGCAGGGAGGATTTCGGCTGCGTGACGGGTTGCGTCTGATCGGCGATTTGCCCGCCAACGCATCCCGGCTCATCCCGTTCGATGCGTCGATCGGCACCTATTTCGATCTGGTGTTGGCGGGTGACAATTGCCAAATATGGAATGCAACAGCCGTTTCGGCCACCATCACGATCGGGGGCCTTGGCGCCTTTACGGCCGAGCTCACCTTCGCACAGCGGCTGGACACGCTTTTGTTGTTCCATAACGAACTGCAGTCGAAACGAGTCCGGTATACCGAGGCGGGATGGCTCGTCGACAATCTTCCTTTCGAAGAGCTCCCGAACTACGACTACGGCGAAAATTATACCAACGGCGTGCCGGCGGCATGGCGACTGGAATTCGTCGGCCTCGTTAGTGGCACGACGATTTTCGTGCTGACAGTCTCCGGCATCGAGACCCAGTCGATCGCCTATAATAGCGACATGCCTGCGCTTGCGGCCGCCGTCGACGCCGCAATCGCGGATCTTCCCAATGTTTCAGCGGGATTTACCGTCACGTCGCCGGAAGCGGACAAGATCCTTATCACCTTTTCCGGCGAAGGAAATGAGGGCGACGGGTGGGCGGTATCCGGCCGTATTGTCAATAAATCCGACGCTGCCGTGCTTTCCGTCAGACAAACCGCCGGCGTCTCTCCGGGCGAGCCGGTCATATCGGCAACCCGCGGATGGCCACAGTGCGGATGCTTTTACCAGCAGCGCCTCATTGTCGGCGGCTTCCGCTCTCTCCCCAATGCCTGGATGGCTTCACGGCAAGCCGATTACTTCAACTTCGACAACCGCTTTACCGAGGCGAGCGGGCCTTTCCTCGTGCCGATGGACATCGCCGGCGGCGAACGCATCGAACAGGTCGTCTCCTCCCTCAATCTTCAGATACTCACCACCCAGGCCGAATACTGGATTGCGGAGCGGGCTCTCGCCAAAACCGAAGCCCCGAACCATGTGCAGGCCTCCCGCAACGGTATCAAACGCGGTGTTCCAGTAGCGGAAAACGAGGGTGCGTCCCTCTGGTGCCACAGCAACGGCTCAACCCTGGGCGAATTGCGATACACCGACCAGGAGGGAAATTATATCGCGACCAATATTTCTCTTCTTGCGCCTCACCTCCTGCAGGACGTTTCTGATATGGCGGTTCGCCGTGCGACGGCCTCGATGGATGGGAATGTCGGCTGCATCCTTCTCGAGGATGGCAACGCCCGCCTCGTCACCCTGCTTCGCGAACAGGAAGTCACGGCTTTCGCCAGAATGACGGCCGACGGCGATTTCAAGGCCGTGTCCCGAAACGGCCGTAACGAACTGACTTTCATCATGGATCATGGCGGGCAGCGCGCCCTCGAGAGAATGGAGAACGGTTTGCTCCTGGATGAGGCGATCGATTTTTCCTTTGGGGCACCCACCGCGTCGATCGCAGGCCTCGCGAGGTTCAACGGTCGCGAGGTGTGGGCAATCGGCGATCGCAACGTGTTTGGACCTTTCACCGTCACCTCAGGCGCAATCACGCTGCCCGTTGCTGTTTCAGCCGCCACGATCGGAACATGGCGGCCGCCGGTGGTTTCGACACTTCCACCCCCGAGGGAGGTAGGCCCGAACACAGTGCTGAAGCGAAAAGCGAGGATCCACACCGTCCATATTTCCGTGCTCGACACAACCAGCCTAGCGATCGGCACCAATGGCGGCCCGCTTCATGACGTTGATCTCTATCGCTGGGGTGTATCGGCCGATGTTCCCGAGCTCGACCAGGGCGTGACGCGAAGCATCAAGATCAGCGGCCTTCGTGGTTATTCCGATGCGCCTTTCCTCACCATCTCGCAAAAGCGGCCCGGTAGACTGAACATCCGGGCCATTACGGTAGAGGCTGCACTATAATGGAGATGCAGCCATGGAACTTGCCGTCGCGGCGATCGGAAAAGTTTTTGCGGGACTAGGACTGTCAGGTGCGGCAACTGGCGCCGCCGCCACCACGACGGCCGGCGCAGCCACTGGCGCCGCGGCGGCCGGATCCGGAGCGCTCGGCGCCCTTCAGGGTTTCTCTACCGTCCTCAAGGTTCTTGGCACCATCGGCGCCGGCGCTGCAGCCGCCCGCGAGAGCAACGACCTTGCCGCCCAGACCATGCTGCAGGAAGGTCAGGAACAGTTGGCGGGCGAGCAGCGGAAAACCAAGATGTCGCGCGAACTGGCCCGCGTTCTCGGCAACAATGATGTTGCCTATGCCGCCGCCGGCATCGATCTGACGCAGGGCGTTGCCGCCGACAGTGCAGCCAATGCGAAGGCCCGGGCCGCAGACGAGATATCCATCGACCAGCAGGACACCGACTTCAGGCGCGCCATGTATCGCCTGCGAGCCCAGAACCTCGTCGCCCGAGGAAAATCTCAGAAAGGCGGTGCCCTTCTCAGCGCCTTCGGCGACGTCGCCAATTACGGTATCGGCCTGATGGAGCGTGGCTAATGGCAAACAGACAGGTTCGCAATCCGGGCCAGCTGGCCCGCTTCGACATGAGCGCTGCGATCGGCGATGCTCCCAGCTTTGCGGTCAACACCGGCCAGGCCGCTGAAGCCCTCGCCAGTGTCGCCGGCAATCTGTCTGACACTCTGGGGAAGATGGCCGACCGCGCCGCCCAGCGCGAGGGCGAGCTTGCAGGTTTGACAGCCGGCCAGGAGGCCGCCGGATCCTATCTCCAGCAATCGCAGGCGAACGGAACTGCGGCTGGTGTCGCTGGAACCGGCCCATGGTACGAGCAGGCAAAAGCCCTGTTGCGTAAAGAAGAAGGGTTTCGCGACGTCCCTTATTATGACGTGAACGCCCATCGCGTCGGCTACGGATCCGACACAACGGTAATGGCCGACGGCAAGGTCGTGAAAGTTGTCAAGGGAATGAAAATCACCCGCGATGACGCGGAGCGCGATCTCGATTATCGTCTGACAAAGCGCGAGGGCCTGCAGGTCCAGAAGCAGCTGGGCGACACCTGGAACAGGTTGCCGGAAGGCGCAAAGGCCGCCCTGGCGTCCGTCGGCTATAACTATGGCTCCCTGCCGAAAGAGGTCGTTGCCGCCGCAAAGACCGGGAACCTCGAGATGCTGTCTTCAGCTGTGGCGGGTTTGAGCTCGAATAAGGCACGGCGCCAGCGGGAAGCCTCCATGATACTGGGCGCTCGCAGCGCACCTGTCCAGGCGGCAACCGCAACAACGACACAGCCAGCAGGCGCGCCGCCGGCGAAAACCGCCGCGGCTCCTGCAGGTGTTGACCCGACGAAAACAGCCAGCACGGAAACGCCTCTTTCGACGACGCCGCTTGCCCTTCGTCGTGATGGCACTATTCGGGGAGAGGCGTTCGACAATGCCGCCCTGTCTTCCTGGGGCTGGCGCATGCAAGAGGGCGTATCAACCGACCTCTATGCAGCAGCACAGCAATTCGAAGAAGATCCAACTGGATATGCTGCTGCAGCTGAAACGATCCGGAAAAAATGGGCTGACGAATTGCCGGCTGATCCCAAAACACGGGAGATGTTCGACAAGAGCTTCGTCAATCAAAACCAGGCGTACACTCGCAACATTAATGCGCTGCACGAGAAGAAACTGCGAGAGGAGCAACTTGCTTCTTTTTCCGCGGGATATAGTTCGAAGCTGGTCGACTTCGAGCGCCAGGCGCAGGTGCTGGGTGCGAACCCGGAAGGCGATGCAATCATCGCCGAGCAGACCCAGACGTTTCAGCGTTCGATAGATGGCGCCGCGGCACAGGGCATCCTCACTCCCGCCCAGGCGGCAAAGTACAAACTCGACGTGGCCGAGACTGCGGCGCGCGGCCGGATACAGGGCGTCTACGATGCTCTTCCGACGCCGGAACAGAAAGAGGCTTTCGCCACCAGCATCCTGAATGACTGGAAAGAGCAGAAGGGCCCTCTTGCTGCCCTGCCCTATGATACCGTCAAGGGCATTTCCAACACGCTTTTCAACGATGCCCGGGAACAGATCAACCGGCGCACGGCGTCGAACAAGGCCGAAAAAATCCGTGTCGATGCGCTGATCGAGGATGACGTCGCCAGTATCGCCGCGACCGGCAAGGGCCTCGATCCCGCATCTTCCGGCCTTGACCCGGCAAAGGTCGGGGAGACCATCGGTCCGGAAGGGATGCAGAAATGGCGGCTGGGGCAGGATCGTGCCAACCGTATCTATTCCGCGACAAACGGCATGGAGGTTCAGAGTACCGCCGATCTCAACCAGCGCCTTACCTTAATGAAGCCTACGGCGGGAAAGCCTGGTTACGCCGACGAGCTCGAGATTTACGAGGCCGCCCGCAAGCGCGCCCAGGACGTCCTGAAGGAGCGGCAGACAGATCCTCTTGGCCAGGCCGCACGGGGTGGCGCAATCGAAATTCAGCCGATCGACGCCACATCGGCCGACGAGCTCTCCCGCACACTGACGTTGCGAAAGACCCAGCGTGACCAGGTCGCGGGTCTCTATCAGCAACAGGTGCCGGTTTTCCGGCCCGGGGAGAAAGAGGCCCTTTCCGCAGCTATTCTGCGCAAACCGGAGATGCTGCCGGCGTTCGCCATGTCGGTGCAGGAAGCGTTCGGGAACGAAGCGCCGCGCGTGCTTTCCGAGATCAGCGAAGATGGCCCGATCATCGCCCACGCCGCAGGCCTGTCTCTCGCGTCGGGTGATACCTCGATCGCTAATGATGTGGCCGATACTCTCGCGAACAAGCGGGAAAAGGTCTACACCGCCAAGATGCCAGCGCAGGGGGAAATGTCGAACTTCGCCAACGGCGAGATCGCCGGCGCCATGTACGCGGATCCGCGCACGCAATCGGCGCTCGTCCAGACCGCCTCCATCCTGTTCGAGCAAATGGCAAACCAGCACGGCTTTGATGCCACGGATCTGAAAACAGAGGGATCGGTTGCGCGTGCCGCATTCTCCCGCGCGATCGACCGCGCCGCCGGCGCGCGCACAATCGGCGACAAAACCTTCGGCGGCCTGGCCGAGGTCAACGGCGCCCGAATCATTGTGCCGTCTGACATGGAGAAAGATCAGCCCGCCCGCCTGCTTGCCGGCCTCACGCCTGCCCAGATGGAAAAGCTGCCACCGATCGACAGCAGCAACGAATTCAAGATCCCGATCGAGAAGGTCCGGCAGGCGAAACTGGTTTCGGTGGGCGACGGCCTCTATCGAGTGGCGCTGAACGACCCTTTAAGCGACGACCCCAAATATCTTCGCGCCGCCGGCGGCACGTTCTGGACCCTCAACATTCGCCAGCTGGATGAGGTGTCCAAAACTACCCGCTCCCGGGATGAGGACCTCGATCTTACGCCGTGGACCCCGCTATGAGTTTCTGGTTCTCTCCCATCCGTGATGACGCCCCTGCCTCATGGGCAGACGGTCAATCGACGCTCGGCGAGATATGGGACGCTGCGCGTGAGCAAATGCGCCTCGTCGACAACACGACGGCAAAGGCCGAGGCATACACCCGCGCTTACGATGAGCGGATCCGCGCGATCCGGGATGCGACCGGCGAGACATTCGAAAACCCGATGAATGTCAGGGTTGCCCGGGACGAACCGGAACAGCGTTTCGATCCGCAACGCGGCATCATCAGCGATACCGAACGCACGGCCGTCAAGATGCAGGAGGCCGTTGACCGTTTTAACGTCTGGCTTTCTGACGTCGAGAAGCGTCATCCCGATCGTTCATCTGTCATCCGCGCCGGTGTGCCGGTCGAGCGCGACGCCGAGGCCCTTGCGAAGAACGCTGACGAGCGCCTGGCTAAGGCCATGGCGGCCAATGACGGCGTCAGCCGATGGATGGCAGCGATCGGCGGCGGTGTCGTCGGTTCTGCTTACGATCCCATTCAGGTCATGACGATGTTTGCCGGCGGTGGACCTGGTGGCGCGCGCACGATTGGCGGTCGCATTCTTTCCACAGCGCTGAAGGAGGCTGCTGTCAACGGCTTTGTTGAAGCTGCCCTTCAGCCGCAGGTTCAATCCTGGCGTAAGGAAATCGGGATTGAGAGCGGCCTCAACGAAGCCCTGAAGAATGTCGCCTTTGCTGCGACTGTCGGCGGCGTGCTCGGCGGTGGCGTCCAGGCGGGCGGTGAGGCCCTTGGTCGCATGTTGCGCCCGCGAGAGGTCGATCAGGTCGCTGAAACCATTGTCGCATCGCCGGCGACACGGCCGGAGATCCGCGAGGCATTTTCCGGAGATCCGATACGCGCCAGCGAAATCGCTGCACCGATACGCAGCGCCATGCCGGCCGAGGCGCGCGGCGCCATCGACGCCATCAGCTCCATGCGTGCGATCGACGACATGCGGCCCGCAGCCGCCACGATCGAGACCCATGATACCGCAGTCAGCCAGGCCATGCGGGCCGCGCAGACAAATACGCCATTTTCGTTCGAACCGGATCCGGAACAGGTGCGCCGCATCGTCGACCAGCTTGTGCCGGAAAGCGTTGCCAGCAAAGCCGCTGGCACGGACACGCTCGCGCAATTCCTTATGCGCACAGGCGGCGTGCAGGATTTCCGCGGGGAACTGAGGGCGCTTGGCCTCGAGAACGTCAGCGAGCGTTTCGTGGGCCGTCTCGTCCGCGAAAACGGCCTGCCGCTCGATGAGGCGCGCAGGGCAGCCGCAGAGGCCGGTTACTTCGATCACCGGTATGGGACGCCCGATGAGGCCATGGAAAAAAGCACCATTCGCGATCTCCTCGACGAACTGGACGCCGGATCTCGCGAAACGTCCCGTTCCATTGATGACGGCGGACGCGCCTATGCCGACGGCCTGGTGAATGAGCTCGTTGCCCGTGCCGGCCCCGCGGTCGACGACAAATTGATCCTGAAGGCGGCCGAGCTCTCCAATGCGGAAAACATTGCGCCGGCGGAAGCGCTGGACCGCGTCTTGATTGACGCCGATCGGGCGGCTGAAGAAGCCACACGGATCCCGGTGGCGCCGGAGCGGATCGACGTCAACGACATGCGCGGCGGCCTCGATGATCCAGGCCGACCGATCGAGGACACGTTTTTCACCGACGAGGATCTCGCAGATCTTCCGGATGATTTCGATATTCCCTTTTTCGACGACGGCCGCGCCGTCACACCTGAAGGGATCAAGGAAGAGCTCGAGCGCCTCGACTGGCTCTCGACCGTTGTGGAGGCCTGCCGGGCATGAGCTTCAAGGATTGCATGAACACGGCCGTCGAAGGCGGCGAAGTTTCGAAGGAGGACGCCGCACGGCTCAACCGCGAATTCGACCGGATGCGAAAGAAATTCGCTGCGAACAGTGAAGTGACGGCTGACGCGGAAGCAAAAAAGGCGCTGGCGGAATTGCTGAAGGCTGAAAGCGCCCATCAGAAACGCAAGGCGAAACTCTCGCTTTCGTCGATCAAACGGATTGCGGCGGACATCAACAGCTACAAAAATCCGCGGGGGGAACATGATGTAGGCGCTGCAGCGCTGGATTTGCTCGAGCATTTTGGCACAGCGCCCTTCGACAGTGTCGAAGGCCGGCGCAAGGCGATCATCGGCATGGCTCATGCCCGGATGGATGAGGTTCTGTCTCATTTCAAGCGTTCTGCGCTCCTGGGTGACATCGGCCGGCACAACAAGGCCCAGCTGGACGAGGTGGTGCGCGAGGCTTTTGGTGAAAATTCGGGAAACCCCGCATCCAGGCAATTCGCCCAGGTATGGGAAGATACTCACGAATGGCTGCGCCGGCGATTTAACGCCGCCGGCGGCGCGATCGGCAAGCTCGAGCGCTGGGGATTGCCCCAGCACCACGATGCCCGGGCCTTGCGCAAGATGGGTCTCGATCAGTGGAAAGCGGATATTCGTCCCCTCCTCGATGTCAGCCGCATGAAAAATCCGTTGACCAGCCAGCCGATCGACACGGCCGAGCTCGACGATATTCTCGATGGCATCTGGACCAACATTGCGACGGAAGGCTGGTCGAAACGGGAACCGTTGCGCCAGGCGTTCGGCAAGGGCGCGCTTGCCAACCAGCGCGCCGAGCATCGCTTCCTGATTTTCCGCGACGCCGACAGCTGGCTTCGATACCAGCGCGACTACGGTGGCGGCGGTGATGCATTCGCCGCCATGATGGGCCACATCAACATGATGGCGAAAGATATCGCCGCGATGGAGGTTCTGGGCCCCAATCCCAACGGCACCATCGAGTGGCTGAAACAGGCGGTTCAGAAACAGGCGATGGAGAAGGTTGCCGGCCGGCCGAGCCGCTTTGCCGGAAAGCCGGAACGGGCGATCGACGGCGCGCAGGCTGCGAACAAGAAGATTGACGCGGTCTGGGGGTCCATCCGCGGAACGCTCGAAACACCTGTCAATGGCCGCTGGGCTTCAGGTCTGGCTGCGACCCGCAGTCTTATCACCGCAAGCGTTCTCGGATCTGCAGCGCTGTCTTCCGTCTCCGATATCGGCACGAGCATGATGGCCAGGCAGTTCGTTGGCATTGGCGCCCGCGGTGCTTTTGCTGACCTGGTCAAGGCCGCCGGCACGCAAACACGAAGGGAGGCGGTTGCTTCCGGTCTCATCCTCGAGGAGGCGATGCACGTCTTCCATGCGCAGGCCCGGTACGTCGGCACGATCGACGGCCGCGGCTGGTCCGGGTTCCTTGCCGATCGGGTACTGACCCTTTCCGGTCTCACGCCCTGGAGCCAGGCGGGCCGCCATGCCTTTGGTCTCGCCTTCATGCGAACCGCTGCAGAAAACGCCGGCAAATCCTTCGCCTCGTTGCCGCCGGCGTTCCGTGATGTCATGACCCGCTACGGGATCCGTGAGCTCGACTGGGACAAGATGCGCAAACTGCCGATGCATGACATGGGCAGCGGCACCCAGATCATGAGGCCAAACGAAATTGCCGAGCGACTGGATGAGCGGCTGGCAGAACGCTACCTGTCCATGATCCAGGCCGAAACCGAATATGCAATTCCGTCCGGATCCGCACGATCGAAAGTCATGCTGGTTGATGAGAACCGCCCCGGCACCTTCATCGGCGAAGTGGTGCGCAGCTTCGCTCAGTTCAAAAGCTTCGGCGCCGTTTTCCTGCTTTTGCACGGGCGGCGCATCCACGGTCTTCTTGCTGGTGGCGAGACATCGAGGGGCGCCGCCTATGCCGGATCCCTTCTCATATCCACCACGCTTTTCGGAGGCATGGCGCTGCAGCTTAAATCGCTGGCCAGCGGCCGGGATCCGCAGGACATAACCAAGGGCGCATTCTGGGGCGCGGCTCTTCTCCAGGGCGGCGGCCTTGGCATCTACGGCGATTTTCTGTTCTCAAACATCAATCGTTATGGCGGCGGCTTTGCAACGACATTCGGCGGCCCGCTCATGCAGCGCGCCAACGATGCCTGGAACCTCACCGCAGGCAACGTCGCCCAGCTGGCCAGCGGCGAAAAAACGCACTTCGGCCGCGAGCTCGTCAAGTTCACGAAGGGCAACACACCCGGATCCACCATCTGGTATACGAAGCTTGCCTGGGAACGGATCGTCTGGGACCAGTTGCAATACCTGATCGATCCCGAGGCCAACAAGGCGTTCAAGCAGCGTCAGCGCTTCTTCGACAAGGAATTCGGCCAGGGGTTCTGGTGGCGGCCCGGGGAGGTTGCCCCTGACCGAGGGCCGAGCCTGCCGGCCGCGATCGGCGCAAGTTGACCCTACCTACCCCATGAAATCATGGCCCTGTCGAAATCAGGGCCATTTTCATGAGCAGCGTCTTTCCTATCACTGACGATCCGCGGTACCGCCGTTACACGGCCAGCGCCGGCCAGACTGTGTTTCCCATCCCCTTTCCCTTCCTGCACGGCGAAGACCTGAAAATTTGCCTGCAAACAGCCCCAAGCGAATACGCGGTGTTCCATCCGTCCGCTTACACCCTATCCGGCGCCAACGACCCTGCAGGAGGCACAGTCACGCTCGACACTAGCCGATCGGCTGGAGATGTCATCCTTATTCTTGGCGAAGCCGTTCTTGACCGCATGTCCTCCATTGTCCGCGACGGCCGCTTCTCGAGCGCTCTGATCGACAGCGAACTTGATCGCATTCGCATCATCGAGCAGGAGTTTCGGCGCGACAACGACCGCAGCATTAAGGTGGACTACGGCGGTACCGGTCTCACAATCGCTGCGAACATCGACGATGGCCGAACCTTGATGAAGGAAGGCGATCGCCTCGTGGCGGGCCCCGATATCGTAGCGATAGGCGATGAGGTTGAGGCCGCAAAGGACATTGTTCAGGGATGGGTAAACGATATCGTCTCGTCGAGTGAGGTTCCGATTGTCGCTACAGCTGTAGGGCTTTCGGGCATGACGATAAAGGATGGAATCGTTGGCTTGGAAACACGTGGCTATTTCGCGGCTGACGGGAAAGGTGCGGCGGTCTACCGCCTGAAGCCTGCACCTGAAGCTGATGAGCCCGGACAGCAGCTTTCCAACGCTGGTGCCAAGCGATGGGGCTTGGCCCATCGTGTTGCAGGCGGGCGAAAGGAGATCGACGTACTCGCGTACGGCATTCGTGCCGGTGAAGATGTGACGGCTATCGCGCGGTCTATCTATTCCGGACTTTCTAACGCTAAGGTCGTTTGGCCCGCCGGGTCCTTTGACCTAACCGACTTCATCCCTGTTTACGGTGATTTCGTTGAAACGCAGGGGGCCGGCCGGCGCGATACAATCTTCCGCCAGAAGACTTGGGGCCGGCCGGTGTTTGCGACCGCCGATCCCGCCAACATGTCAGTACGGCCAGTCGGAGTTAGGTTTTTCGATTTCGGTGGAGAAGCGTGGAACGGCGATGTCAAATGCTATTTCCATGATGCGTTCTTCGCTCCCGGTTCGGCAGGGCCATATGTTTGCGGCGCCGACCCATCCACGACGGCAAGTAAGGTGTTTCTTTTCAGAAATGGCGTTCTTGAAAACCCCGCGAGTATTGCGGGCCTCGGCACGTCATCCATAACGTTGACCCTCTCGTCGCCACAGGGCGCGAACGACTACATCCTGATCAAGGTCACGAATAAGGACGACTTGCACGCGGCGACAAGCCTATGGATTTCAGGTGTTGCCCAGGCTGCGAGCGACAGTTCGCTAATCTTCCACGGCGGCGGTGATGATTTTGTTGCGGAGCGGCTGAATACCGAAGGTTTCGTCTGTCCCGTTGCGTTCTATGGTGACTGGACCAGCAATGCGGCCGGTGCTCAGAGCCGCAGACCGAGAATCTACGATATCTCGTTCGACAACTGCGATTTTCTTTTGTTTACGGAGGGTCGAGATGGGTATGTTGATCGCATCATCGGCGGCAAGATTTCCGAAACGCAGACCAATACTGGCCTAACCGTTGGGCAGGCTCCTGTTTATAAGGACCCGCACGTCCTTTATGTCACTGACCGATCGACCCTCGCGACTACAGAGAATATGAGGATTGGCGTACTTGATGGAGAAAACAGATACTCGTCCAACTACAAGTTCCGGAATTGTCGGGGTCTGACCGTTGAGGCGGGCGCGGCGCTCTCCTTCTTACGCCATCTCGATATTGAGGGTGCTGAAAATTCATTCTTGCACTTCCCCGCCTTGGGTGGGGCATTCAATGGCCACATGGACGGCCAACGAGCGGTGTTCAACCTATATGGGTGTCAAGGGGTAACGATATCGGTTGATCGCCTATACCTAACGTCCGACATTACGTTTCTGGCACGCTTTCGCAGGGGGTATCAGGTCGGGGGCACCGGTGCACAGATCGTCTGCTCGCAGTGCACAATCATCATCAAGGATTTGTTTATAAACGCCTCCGCGTTGCGCACCAACGCCTGGATCGTGAATCACGCCGGAGTCGATTGCCGGGTGATTGTTGAGAACCTGTACATCCTCAATCAAATGGGAGGTTATTTTTATTTCGCTCGCGAAGAGGAAATAGCCACTCCTGTTCTCACCTCGCAAAGGGGAGGGGTGACGATCCGCAACATCTACTGCGCAAACGCGATAGATTTAAAGCTGGCTGCTCTGATCGGCCAGAACGGCGGGCCCAATCCAAATGGCATGACGGTCGACGTTGACATTGATGCGATAAGGAGTGGGAATCTTGTCCCAACAACCTTCGACCTCCGGGGCACTAACCACAAAGCTCTATACCGCAGATCCGGCGCGCAAGTCATTCCCTTCACAATAAGGTCGAATGGCGGCAGCATTATTTCGTACAGCAACACTGTCGAATTGGCCGTCGCAAAGATCGGCGTCGGTCAATATCGAGTGACGCACAATCTCGGGCATGACAACTATGCCGCTTCGGTAATTGTGGAGAGAGCGACGGTCGCCACGCGAAATGTCTTCGTTGATAATGAGACCGCGACGAGTTTCGATGTCTTCGTGTTCGATGCCGCTAACCCGCAAGATTCCACGGTAAGGGGCATCATCGCCGCCAAGGCTTTTGGTTTGTAAATTTCTAGCCGCCCTCTTCACGTGAGGGCGGCCATAGTGGTAGCAAACCAAAGCCATAAATTGGAGGTTCAGTTGCAACTGCTGGGAAGACAAACGCTCGTTAGCAAGAGATCGAGTGAAAACTGCAAAAAGAATTTTGGCGGCGACCACCGAATAGGCATCGAATATGCGGGCGATGCGGGAACCTTCCTTGATCATTCCGGCGGGGTGCTCCGGCCGGATCCGCTCGGAAGTTCTCTCACATACCTTTTCCAAGGCGACGGAATTGCCATCGCATCAAATAATATCGCGGACCTAATTCATGAGATGCGATCTGCCGGCATCGCAGTGAAGATAAACGCAGCGGCCCTCGGTGCGACTTTAGCCATGGGGAACCTGCAGTCTGGCGATCTTCCGGTTGAGGGTGCGAAGTTACTGCCCGTCCAGTCTCAAGTCTATCTGGCTAACGGCCAGGCAACCATAACCAGCGCCAGGGACAACTCGGTAGACACTCTTACCGACGAAGCGCTCAGAGACCGTGCTATCGATGAAATTCTCAAAAATCTGAATACGATTGCTATCGGACAGGAGCGCATCGTTCTGGAAATGACCGGTGGCCTTGACAGCCGTGTGGCGCTGGCTGCTGCTCTTCATCTCGGGTTGCATGATCGGCTTGACTTCCTTACCCGAGGGAACGGCACGCCTGACAGAATTTGCTCGGAGCGTTTTGCTCACGCTTTTGATATCGACTTGGTCAACAGTCCCTATTCCGCAGAGCTCATCTCCGACGCTGAGTTTGAGGCAAACGGCGCATTTTGCGCTGGTGTTCGCTGGCTTGACGACGTTGCGTTCAGGATGGTCAAACCGCGAACAGGCTTTCGGGTAATAACTGGCGCAATGGGAGAGCTGTGGCGCAACTATTATTCTGAGGTCCAGTACTACAAGCTGGGGCGACGGAACGACTACTTCGACCAACCCATGACGGAGCCTTTCGCTAAAGAAATGTTCGCGCTTTTTGCGGGTAGGCGGAAGCTGCTTGCAGACGAAAAATCGGCGGAGGATTTGTTCATCTCACAGCTATGTTCTGAGTCGGGGTCTGTTGGGCAGCGTTTGTTTGATCAGTACATCGGCTTCCGGAACCGCATTCACTACGGCGGCGCGGCGACGGCGCGGCAGCAATACTTTCAATCATTCGACCCGCTCTATTCGGTTTCTGGCTATGAGCTGGCGAGGCGCAAGGATGCTGAGTGGCAGCTATTCGGTGAGTTATCGTTCGAAATAATCGACCGATTGTTCCCGGCCCTAAACTCATTTCCCTTTGCTGAGAAGGAAGTTGCTCCACGTTTCGCATCTACGGCGACGGAGAGAAGATTTATTGAGGGTAGGCGTCCTATGCAGGGGATGCGGGATAGAGCGCCTATCAAAAATATGGAGAAGTACCCCCCAAACAAAGAAAAGGCGAATGACATCATGGTCGAGTACACGTTGCCTCGCCTTGAAAAGCTGGCCGGCGTCCTCAACCTCGGTCTTATTCACAAGCAACTGGCAGAAGACCCCGCAAAACACACGGCACCAATATGCAAGATGGCGGCAACTGGTGTAATGTTGATGGGGTTGGTCGAGAGCTCTCCTTGATGACTGCCTAAGCGTTTGACACTACCCTGCGACGCTTACCATGGCTCCAGTTGAAAAACCGGAGCCATTTTTTATGTCCGTCAAGCTGCCTGACACCGTCCCTCTTCCCGCACAGAACCTGCTGGACTTCATCGGCGATATCGAAGCGCCCAAGGGGTTCGATACGATCTTTGGAAACCGCCAGGCAAAGCTGCCCGTGCCTCTTACCCAGATGACCTATGGCGATGTGATCGATGCCCAGGCGAACTGGGGCAATAAGACGTGGGTAAAGAAGAACTGGGGTTACGACACGGCGTCCAGCGCCGCCGGTCGTTATCAGTTCATGCGCGCCACCCTGCAGGGGATCGCGAGGGAGGTTCGCTCCATCGATGGCAGGGTAATCTTTTCCAGCAGCCTGCAGAACAGGCTAGGCTATTACCTGCTGCTGCGCCGAGGCTATGCCGATTTCATTTCTGGCAAGCTCAATCTCGTCCAGTTTGGCCTGAAGCTTGCCCAGGAATGGGCAAGCTTTCCTGTGCTCTCAGACACGAAAGGCGCGCACCTGCAGGTGATGCGTGGTCAGAGCTATTACGCGGGCGACGGCCTCAACAAATCGCTGGTCAAGCCGGAGCGTGTAGAGGCGCGGCTGCGTCACGTGCTCGAACTCGCAAGGCTCATGACAGTCGGCGATACGCCGGCGACGATTTCTACCGCACCTACCCGCCCGGAAACTGGCGACGATGGTAATTTAGCGGACGCGCCGGTGGAAACGGTGGATCCGGAAAAACTGGACAAGCCGCTCCTGAAATCGAAAACCGTCTGGCAATGGATCATCACGACAATTGTTGTCCCTCTGGTTGCTCTTATCACTAACCCGTGGGTGCAGGCGCTCCTGATTGCTGTCGTCGCTGGCTTTGCGGCCTACGCCATCAAGCGCCGCGCCGATATCGCCAAAGTCTATCGTGATCTCAAGGCCGAATTCGATGCTTGACCAGCTGAAAATCGCAATGGCGGCGATCGGAGGGGCGGCTGCCGGTATTGCGGCCACCTATGCCATCGCCGCGCTGGTGATGGTGCCGGCGGCAAAACGGGAAGGCAAATCCGCGGTGATCGCCGAGATCGCCGTGGCGGCTGCCAAGGCCGATATCCAGAGGAAGGGTGATGATGCGAGCCTGCAGACAAAAACAGATTATGAGCTTTGCGTTCTTGGCCTTCGTTCTGGCGGGCTGTCAGTCGATGCCTGCGAGCAGCTGCGCCGGGTGGACGAAAAATAA